CTACTGTTACCTCTACGCCGGGGGATACTAATGTTGTGGCCATTGTAAAATCCTTTTTAATAATTACTAATATTTAGTCCATAACGCAAAAATAACGGTATCTACTATCCCTTACGTAAGGTTTAGGCTAAATATTGTATGAATAGACCCTTATGTACCAACTGTAAACAGCGTTTTTGTGCAATAAACTGTTATCGAGGAGAAAAAGTTTACTATCGAAAAATGTGTGAGCACTGTATAAAACGTGGCAAAAAAATAAAACCGCCAGATCCCAGCTGGTCAAAGTCTGGCTACAAGAAAAAAACCATTTGTGATCGTTGCGGTTTTCGCAGTAGGTACTCAGCACAACTAGTAGTTTATCACATTGACGGCAATTTAAATAATAGTAATATCCGCAATCTGCGTACTGTTTGTCAAAACTGTGTTGTGGAAATTACAAAGTCTGATCTTATTTGGCGGCCCGGAGATCTTCAACCAGATCTCTAACTTGACGATATAAATTGTCAAGTCCATCTTGATTGTTATCTAAAGTATAGTCAAATTTAGTGCCTGCCCAGGCTGTTTCGCTAGCATGAATATTATAATTAGATAATTTACTTTTTGACATAGTCCACTTAATGTTGGTTGGCCCACTATTTACAATTTCAGCAATAGGAAACCATTCTGGTTCCGGACCACGAATAACTCTTATAACTGTACCACCTTGTTTTTTAATTGCCAGTATTTCGTTAGGAAATCTGCAGTCTGTAATTACTATGTCATCTTTGGTGTTACGTAATTTGTTTTCTAAACTAGCTATCCAAATATCATCGTGAAAAGTTTTACGTGCTACTTCTGTACCCCATTTTTGTAGTACTAATCGAGGTGTTAAATCAGGCATGTTTAAACGTTCGGCCCACCAGGGATCTATTTCTTCTCGCCATTCTCTACTAGACTTAGTTCGTCCTTCTAACATTTCCCTATCCCACCCAAACACCGAAGCCACTGCGTCTTTAAGTGTATTGGCAAATGATTCACGACGAAATTCATAAACATTTTGTAAGTAATCTGCTATAGTATCTTTTCCACTTCCTATTAGACCCACAATCCCTATAATCATTTTATATCCTTTATCCCCAAATGTTTAATTGTTGCTTGTACTCGTTCTATTTGACGCTGACAATCTTCCAAAGCATGATGGCTAGTTGGACCCTTAGGACAATTAGGCCATAATGAAATTAAAGTTCTACTATCTCTAATTTTGTAAAATTGCCAAGGTTGTTTTTTCTTAAGACTACGATAAGCGTGTTCCAAAATATTAATATCATAAGTTGGACCTTGCGCCCATATAAAATCATGTTGCCATGCTATTCGATATAAGCCATCTAAAGCTTCTTCTAAAGGAATTCTATCTGCTTCGTTAAAGGCTTCATCTTGAGCGGCGCCTTGAGTAGCCCACCATTTAACGGTTTCGTCATTGATATCTCTATTTTCTTGACTTTCTAGTGTTACACGACAGTAAAAATTTCTGTCCTCATAATAACCAGTGCTAAATGGATCAAAACTCTGTGCCGCTATTGTTAGTATTGTAGCGTCTGGACCAGTTGCTAGTCCTTCTATATCTATCATTAAATGTTGTGCCATACTGTAAGTATAACACAAATTTTAGTATTATGTCAAGCAAAGAAATCTTCGAATAGCGAATCTTTGGATTTATCGCATCGCATGCCTTTACTACTATTTTCACTTAAACTGATAATACGAAGATTAGTATAATGTCCAATGATATAAGGAGGAATACCTTCTAAAAATCCTTTTTGCCGAGAGTAAATATGATCAAGAACATTATCCCTAGACCTAGGAATACAGCTAGGATTTATTTTATCAAAGTGTTTTTTCCAATTTTCTTCAGTAAATTTCCACACTGCGTCGTTGTATAATCTTTGTAAAGTCCGATGTTCTTTCGGACTAGCTCCGTTTCGTATTCTAGCATCGCTTATTTTGTTTCTAGATTTTTTAGTTTGGCTACCGTTAACAAGACCATATTTTTTCAAACAAGTTTGTTTTGCTTTTTCTGCATAGGCAGTGGGGTCTCTATCTCGTTCATTAAATGGTTTATGATAACCAAGTTTGAGATTGTCTTTAAACTTTTCATTTGCTTTTTCAGATTTAGTTGAATCTTTTTTACGCCAATGATTTTTACCTTTTGTTGAAGTACTAACTTTTTTTGCTACATCATTTCTGCTTGCTAAAAATGATGAGTAAGTTAAATATCGATTTTCATGCCATTTAACTTCTACGCCTTTTTCTGGGCATAGTGGTATTTTCCAAACCTCGTTTAATACATGCCACACTCTTTGTTTAGGTTTTGCTGATTTAGGCAAAAAATTAGTTGACTCTAATATTTTATTCCATAAATCAGGATGAGTTTTATGTAAATATCTGGTAGCAGATTTGTTATAACTTTTATCGTTGTTAATGATATCTAATAATATGTTTTTCATATTATTATTTATGCTACCCAATAACCCAAGTTAAATTAGCCGATTACCCAAGTTAAAGGAGTTGAAGCGTCCACATAATTCTTCAAATCTTCTAAACATTTTTCCATAATAGCCATTCCTTCAGCTTTCATAGCAGTACCATTTAGTGTTGTTGGTCCTTGTGGGCCATTGATAGATCCAAATTTTTCACGTGCTTCGCCAATAATTAGTTTACAATTTCCATACATAAAATTACGAATCCACTGCTTAATTTGGAAATCTTGTAGTAAATTAACTTCAGGTTTTAAATTGTATGTCCAAAGAAGTACTGCTTCTCCTGTGCCTTTTGGATCACGAACAAGTTGAAGTTTTTTAGTTACCGGGTTGAATGTATAATTCATGTAAGCACCAAACATACGTCCGGCTAATTCAACATACTGACTATAAAAATCATAAGTTGCCAATCCACCTGCTACGTTAAAATTCATCAAATAAACATTCAAAGTAGCCTGACTAAAAGGATCAAAATTGCTGGCATAAGGACCAGTGCTGTCACCAAATGTTCTGCGGAAAATTTGTCTTACGCTGATAATTTCTTGTGGTAAATCATAGATATTGACGTTTTGAACCAATTCCATGAAGGTATAACTTTCTTCATAGGCATTTTCAGCACGTTGTCTATAAGTACCTATGGCATTTAAATAAGCAGATTCAAAATGTGCTGGATCTAATTCAATATCTATAATTTGATCACCTAACTGCAGGCGAACGTATTCAATTAAATTTTGTTTTAGTGTTTCTAGTGTAGATTCTGATTCCAACGCCATAAGGACTCCTTGTCCTTATATTTAGCTGTTTACCAAGCCTTTAGTATCAATAAATTTTCGTTACTGCGTCCGTTCCATTTTACTTCAGTAGATTTAATTTCACTAAACGCTTTTCTTGCCGCAGGTTTTCCTACTGAAATAATGCTTTTAATTTGTTCTTCTGGCTTTCTAAGAGTTTTTTGAACAGTAGTAACTGCGTCAAATGCTATAACACTACTGCCTTTAACAGTAAATGTACCCACATGGCTATCTGCCATTACGTGAATAATTTTACGTTTGGCTGTGTCATATAACCAAGCTTCACTGGCTGAAACTAGTTTACTAGGTAGTTCTGATTTTAAATTTAATTCGGCAAATTCTTTAAGATATTTGAATTTAGCTGATAATTTTTCTGGACTTACTGCTTTTTTAGCACGTGGTTTGCGTTCGACTTTTTTCAGTTGTACATAACTGGCACAATCGTTTATTACAGTTTCACAAAATTTAACACAATTTTTCAGTTGTAATTTAGATAAATGACTGTAAGCTTCTATTAATTGTTCGTCATTACCTGCTAATACTTCATTGTATTCTTCTAATCGAAGTTGCCATACTTTGGTAATGTTATTAACTAATTGTGGAGCAATATTCATACCACGAATAACTGAAATAGGTTTGAAATCAGCTGACATTTTAGCACCGGCTATGATAAAATCATCAAACATGCCTTCAAGTTCTCCAGCACATTCGCTGACTTTTTCTCGTAAGTGATCTTGAATAGTAAGTTTTTGTTGAGCTACTTCAACGTCACTGACAATTTTCTTAACTTCTTGTTTAATTTTTATTAATTTTCCAATTTCTTCTTCTAAAAGAATTTGTTCATGTTCGGTAAGTTGTAATCCTACCAAACTCATACGACAAACCCATGCTATAGTAACTTGAATACTGCTGTCGGGAATACCTCGAATAAGTTTAG